TAATGAAGTTCTCATCGTTACCTCTATCTCTATATCGTTGGATGAACTCCTCTTTTCTATTATCATCCGGGTAAACCAAATAGAAGTATAAACAATTGTCTAACAAAGCATCTCTCACTTCTTTATGTGAAGAAACAAAGATGTATTTATACTTCCCAATATTCTCTTTGATATGGTTTATGTAATTCTGCGGAAAACTTGGGTTTCTTGTCTTATTACCGTGTTCATCACCAACCCAACTGAATTTACTTGAATCGGAATCCAAGGTGGTCTCAGGGTTATTTTTATGATAGGTTGTTTTTCCCACACCGGGGAATGCCGATACTATCTTAGTTCTCATCTGTTACTTCAGGTGTTACAACCTCAGAATCGGTCACGTTAATCTGATTGATATCACTACTAACTATTTCATCAGAAATAATTTCAGCGTTAACATCCATCATCTCACCATTCTCGGCTTGATATTGTGCTTTCAAAGTTTCCATAGTTTTTTCAAACATTTCTTGGTACTCAACCTGCGCTTTTTTCTTTAATCCTCTAATTGTGTTGTTTCTGTGAGTTACTCTTTTTTTGTGTTCTTTCAAAGAACCTCTTGTTTTTGACTTTGGCATAATTGTTTTTATTTAATTGTTATTTATTTCGTTATCAACTTGTCGTTGTATTTCTTCTAATGTAATACCCGGTTCATTCTCAACTTTGTCTTTAAGTTCTTTTGTTAACATATCCGTAATTCTTTGATATTGATTACCCTGTTCGGAAACTTTAAAATCCGGATTATCATCATCATCCCTATACATTTCCAACCAATCAGGTCTTTCCGGAACTTTAATTTTATCAACCTCCTCAATTAATTTTTGGACTTCCGATTTAGAACCTTTTAACAATTTAGATAACCGAACTTTTCTTTCAATATTTCTAAATCTATTGTAATAATTTTGAGTTTTTGCTCCGTGAAAATTAATATCAGTATTATTACTATCCAAATATTCTATAATATCAATAACTTCATTATCATCATCACTCAAACCCATATCATTTAATAATTGGAAAAAATCATCACATTTAATAATTTTTCTTGTCTCCGTTTTATTTTTCAAAAACTTAACAACAAATTCTCCTAAATTCTTTTCCATAATTTAATTTTTTGGTGGTCGGTTTTCTTCAAACCATTCGATTATGGAGTTAAACCCCCACACAAACCCTGAGGCAATTAGTCCATCGAAGAACCAACTAATCCATCCAGGTGTTCCAACCAAGGTTTGTGATAATGAAATATAAGAAATAGAAAGGAAAAAACCAACCCAAGTTGAGGTACACATCATACAAGATAATAAATCTCCAAAGAATTTACCTACACTATTAAAGGGTAAATTACTTTCACCCCAATTTTTTATTCCATTTCTTAATCCTTGGAATATGGACCCATAAACCAAGATGTTCGACATTCCGTATGCCGCTAATAGCCAAATTAATACTACCATATTACATCGTTTCACTTATATTGGAACCTTTAAGATATACAGCACCTTGACTAATCTTAATTGATTCCAAACGTTTATTTATTTCTTCAAGTTCTGTAATCCTTGAATTTTTATCTGTTAATTCTTTTCTTAACTTTTGTAGGGTTTCTTGGAGAAGTAATACCTTATCATTTGATTTATCAACCGGTACTTCTTGAACAACATTTAACACCTTCTCTTTTATTATTTCAACCGGTACCTCCTTAATCACCTCTCTATCAACATATTTGATGACTTCAACCTCTTTAATTATTTCAACAGGTGTCTCCACATATTTAACAACTTCTTTGATTACCTCAATTTCCACTGGTTTTCCTGAATCATCACCCATTAAACCATATTTTTTAATGTTAAACCCTTCGGTATAACATTTGGTGATGAACTTATCAACATCCTCAATATTGTTTAATTTACAATACTCTTGGACTGATTTTGATTGATTATATGTTAACTTGATTTGTTGCACGTTCGTTGTCCTCTTGTTCTATTTGTTTAAGTAATTCTTCCCACTCCTCATCGGTATATTTGTCTCTAAGATTTCCCACTGTTATCTAATTTTTAACCCACTGAGATACTCAAAACTATCAATACTAAATTCATCAATCCTTCCCGGATTGGAATTATTGTACCCCACAATCACTTTGGTATCTGTTATTTCTTTTATGGTCACATTGACCGGTGATGAAGAACCTAAATCTAAGTTAAGTGTTGTACCTATTATATTATTTTCCACTATTAACTAATTTTTCAGTTCCGTTTATAATATCATCAAATGATTTCATTTTAAATGATAAAAAAGGTTTTGGATTATCCAAATCAACAAATGAATATTCATCAGATTCTAAATTATAGATTCCAAATCCGTGTTTGGTTATTGTCTCACCATAATTTTGTTGGATTGTTGAACCCACCATATAAGCTTTCTTCCCACCCGGAATGTTGAAGATTTGTCTTTTGTGAATATCACCACATAATACCAAATCACACCCATCAAACTTATCAGTTTCAAATCCGGTTTCAAACTTATATCCGATGTCGGTTGTTAATCCTTGAACCGGTCCGTGGAATAAACCAATCTTCAATCTACCCGTTTTTTCAATCTCAGGTGGAATGTTATGGTCAAGTAATGAATACACCACCCAATCAACATTATCATCCTCGTACTCACCTCTGTTCTTCAAATAAACGATGTTGTCGTTCTTTAATGAATCAATCACCGGTGTAAGAGCATCCAACCTTGAAGAGTTAGACTCCAAGAAGTCGTGGTTTCCAATTATAATAATGGTTTTGGCTATTTTGGAACATTCCGTAAGAATCCAAGCCACAAACTCAATAAGTTCAGGTGTCATTTGGTTTTTGGAATGCACTAAGTCTCCTGTGAAGACAATCCTATCCAGAGCAATCTCTCTGAATTGTTCCAACATATTATTCAAGATACCTCGGTATAAGTCGTGGTCTTTAAATAATCGTATGTGTAAGTCACTAAAATGTACTAATTTTTTTATCATCTTATTTATCAAATATTCTGAAGTCGTCGTTTACGTGACCGCAATCCGCACATCTATAAGTAGGAAATGGTACAATCGTATCTTCTTGACTTCCGGTTAATAGTTTATTCACTTTCTTCACCATTACAACCTCTTGGAAGTATTGGGACTGACATTTCTCACATTCAACCGTTGGTTGTTTTCTCAAATCAATTTGAGGTTTTAATAAATCATCCATATATTTTTTTATTTTAAATATAATTAATTTATCAAGTTTAGTCAAATGAAAAACCCCCAATTAAGGGGGTTCTTAATTATTTTTTCAAATACTTTTTCATATCCATATCCAATATGGTTTGTTGTACTTCCTTCGGAACTCGGAATTCTTCAAAGGTTCCATCTTCTTTAACTAATACAACGATACAACCAAACAACTTCATATTCTCATATTTTGTTCCTTGTAACATCTTCAGTAAAAGTTTTGCATAGAATGGTAATTGGGTGAAATAGTGACCCAAAGCGTTATTCGGATGTTTTTGGAAGGGGTATTTCATTCTTGTAGTAAAATGAGACTCCTCAAAATTCTTTGGTTTATTTGATTTCCAATCAGTAATAATCAAACCAAACTCGGTTTGTTCTTTATTCATTATGAGCCACACCTTATCCGGTTGTCCGGTATAACCTAATTCAGGGTCACCCAATACAATCTCAGTATCTAATAACACCGCACCTCTCTCAACCATTAAGTTTAGATATGCGGTTCCGGCAGACACCATCGAATCACCTTTTAATATTTGGGTAAAATCACATTCAAAGATAGGTTGTCTAACTTCTTTATAATCACCAAACATTTCAATAAGTTTTTTCTCCAATAAGAAATGGACTCTACTACCCATATTGGTTGCGTAGTCACCGGCTGCCTTCCACTCGTCTAATAATTGTTTTTGGACTTCAAGGTCACCTTGTGTTTTTTTAAGTGAAATACCTTCACTATCAAATTCATCGTAGAAGTATTTAATCACCTTACTAACAGAGGGGAATGTATCTTTAACAACACCATCAACATCTTT